TCTACCTTTTCCATACATTGAAGCTAAATCATGTGGTGTTCCATATGATTTACCTGTTTTAGCGGGGTCATTACCTTCATTTTCTATTTGACCTAAACGGAAATTTCGTTTCATATCTTCACGTACTAAATCACGAAGTTCATCAAATTGATCTTCAGAAAATTCAAATACATTATTATAAACCCAATCAGAAGGTAATAGTTTACTATCAATTGCGTCTTTAGCTAAGGACATTTTTTCTTTCCATAAAGCTATTTTTTCTTGTTCAAATATAATTGAAGGTGTGGTTAAACTTAATTCAAAATTACTTAAAGCATCACCATCATATCCTTGAACATATAAATGTATAAGTGCAATTTTATATAACTCAGATAATACAATACGTTGAATACGCTCTACTGTGCGTGCAAAACGAATATCTTCTGCTGCAAGTGTTGCTTTACCACTGTTGTGTATTATTACTCCTGCATCTGTTCCAAAATTATGATATATAGAAACTGTTAAATCACATGTATCTATTTTTTCAGTTAATATTTCAACTTTTAATACTTTATGATTTTTATACTCATTTATAGCTTTATTAGTAGATTCTTTCAAATATAAAGGCATTAATGATTCACCTTCTATTAAATGTTGTGCTTCTTTCCATTGTCCGTCTCTAATCATAAAATTATGATCAGGTGTACAATCAATATATTTTTCATTATCTAACCATACTCTAACAACATCTGCATTTTTTCTAGTATATCCTGCCCATTCTATTTCACCAGGTACTATTAATTGTGTGTTTTCATCTATAGAATATACATAATTCTTTTTCCCATTATTGTATTCTTCAATAATTTCTTTTACAGTTATACATCGTCCATCTAATAATGGAATTTTAGTATCTGGTGATATACATAAGTCTTTTTCAAATCCAAAAAATGCTTTAGGTACTTTAAGTGCTGCTAACATTTCATCACGTAAAAAATTCACATCATCTATAGCGTTATATTCTAATCCTTTAATAGTATCAATTGAAGTTGAAGCATCATTACCACGTAATGGTATATAATAATCTTCCATCATATTCATCATATTAAATTTCAAATCATATTGACCGGTTGCAGGATCTATATATGGGGTTTTTTTAGTTTTTTGCATTAATTTTTGCATGTAGGCATCTACTTCATTTGGTGGAATATTTCCTACATTAACTTTAAAAATGCGTCTTTCTGGGGCACGCGTAATACGATGTAACATCATTGCATCCTTTAATAATGTATACATTTTATATGTTTTACGTGCAGGTTCAATATGACTTCTTCCATATGGGAGATAATTAGCATCTGTAATCATACGAAAGTGGGCTATTTCATAATTTTCAAATGCTATTCTCCCTTCCCTATCAGTAGCACGTGATTTAATACCACCTGAGGCTATAACAGATGGATCTATTTTAAATGTTACTCTTGATGGGTTGTTAGGATCTTGTCCTTCTTCACGAACCATATCATATACTGATAAAGGAGTAACACCATATACTCCAAATTTTTCTGCTATTTCTAGATGTAAATAGAAATCTCCAAATTTACACATGTTTCTAACCCACATCCATAAACTAAATTCAATATTTAAAACATCATAAAATAAATTATAAAGTATTTTTTGTATATTTTCATCAGGTGATTTAATTTGTATTACTTCTTTATTTTCATTTTTTAACGTTGCTTCATCAGCTAATATATCTAATGCTGATGCTATAATAGATTCAGTATCCATTGCTTCATAATCAGTATATAACTGTATGCGCAATGTTTGGTAATTCATTGTTGGGTTATAGGGCATATTAGCCCCATAACGATGTAATTTAGTAAACCTATCTATTAACGCGTTTGTCTTAACGTTACCATATGCCTGTACTCTATCAAAATCGAATACTTTTAATTGTTTACCACCTACATTTTTTATGATAACATCATTACTAAATAATCTAGTTAATCTTGTAAATAACCCTTGTTTATTATTATTATCTGCCATATTATATTTTTATATTAATAAATATTTTATCCTACTACCCAACTAACGTCTTCAGAATGTCCATTTATTTGCATTATATAAGGATTAGACATACCATTAGGCATAGTTGGATATATAGATGCATATCCTGTTTTTGTAATACCTGTTAATGCTGCTCTAACCATATTTTTACCTTGTGCTGTATATTTTAATGCTGTATCTCTTATAAATAATCCAATTCCTAATGCCATTGATAAATCATCATTATATCCTGTTTGTGCTTGCACTTTACCATTATTCCAAATTAATACTCTTAATTCTGAAAGAAGACGTTTGGAATGAAAAACAAATGCTTTTTCTCGAAGATACGACTCTAATTTGGATATAACAAGTGGTCTTGTTTTAACGCTAGTAGTAAAACCTGGAACTATTTGTTCAGATTCCATTTTAGAAAGATATTTGTCCATAGACATATCTCCATATGATTTAGGAGAATAATATAAGTTATCATATCCCCTTTCAATAATAGTATTTACAACATCCCAACCTACATTAGCATTTTCAACTACAAGTAAAGCATTATTATATTCACTAGCTACAGATACTAACATATGTCCAAATTCTCGAGTACTAATTTGTGATTTATATTCTGCTACTTGTTCACAAGCTTCAATATCTATAACATGAAAAGCAGAATAGTCACTTCCATCCCCACGAGCAGTATCAACGCATATTTCATATTGTCTACTATAATCTGGGTATTGCCATATCCAATAATCTCCTCCTATAAAACGACGTTCTACTGGTTCTTGTATATATGTTTGTTCATAAAAATCTAATATTTCACTTTCAATTAATGTATTACCTGAACCTATAAAATCACAATCATATTCTTGGGCAAATTCACGTGCTGACATATTAGCTCTTTCTTGCATTTCCCATTTTTCATCACGTTCAGGGTGTAAATTCCATTTTAATTCTATAGGATAGAAACTATTTTTTTTAATTAAAGCATCTTCCCATGTCTTATGGAACCAGTTTCCTATACCATTAGGTGAAGATAATGCTATACACCCACCACCAGTTGCTAATGTAGGTATAATTGAAGTATATATTTTATCAATACCTTCAATAAATGCTCCTTCATCTATTAACAATAAAGAAACAGCATATGAACGACCAGCATCACTAGAAGCAGAAGTTGCTACTATTTGTGAACCATTTGGTAATTTTAATGATAATTTATTATTAGATTCAGGTTTAGTACCACGTAACCATGATGGTAAGTTTTGATACATAAATTGTACCTTTTCAACCATATTTGCTGCTGTTACTTGCTTAGTTGCTATACAAAGAATTGTTTTATTCTTATTAAATAACATCATCCATAAAGAATATCCAGCTACTAAAGTAGATATACCTAGTTGTCTAGATTTATTTATAATAGTATAATTGTTATTTTTAAATTCTTTTAATACTTTTTCTTGGAAAGGATATAAATTAAAAAGTATTCTTCCACGTTGTGGGTGACTTATAAAACAATATTTTTTAAAAAAATAAACAGGATCTTCATAACAACGAAGATATTCAGTTTTTATTATTTCTTTTAAATTATTATGTTGTTCATCCATTCAATATATTTATTGGTTATATATAAATATATAAAAAAATAGCTAAGCTATAATATATTCTTCAAATTCAGGATTAATAATTATATTTAAATTATCATCAAAATATAATAAATATCCTGTATAACCACTATCATATATACCTATAGGTAAAGTATATAGAGTTACTGTTTCTTCTTTAGGATTTATATTCATCAAATTACCAGCATATTTATCTTCATCCATTTCATATACTAAATAATATCCATTATATTCTCTAAAAAAATCATTTTTAGCTTCGTTATCACCCCAATCATCAGCTTCAATTGTTGAAACTGCTATATTTTTAGCATCCCATGGTTTTTTACCTAACAACCCTATTTCTCTTGCATCATCACCAATAAAATGTTCATAATAAGAAGCACCATGTCCTGTAGATCCTAAAAAACCGTCTTCAAAATAAAAGATATCTTGATCTTCTAAAACTCTCATTGGTCCGTCACCATACTCAATCTTATGTATTTGTGAAGGTTTTCCAACATTAATTTCGTTTAAGATACCTGCTAATTGTTGTAGGCGTTTTGCTTCTTTAATCAATATTATTATTTGTTTTTTTTAATCATGTTATCCATGTAATAAAATATGAAAAACAAGAAGTGTTAACATAATAGCACCCCCTATTTCAATAGTATTTGTTTTTCTTTTAGTATTTTTAATACTTTTATTTAAATCATCTATTTGTTTATTATATTGTTTGTTTTCTTGATTACACAATATAAGTTGTTGTTGAAATATTTGATTTTGTTCTTCATAATCACATAATATACTATCTTTATAAAATGTTTCTCTTTCACTTAAAATATACAAATCATGTAAAGATAAATATTCAGCATGTATACTATCGTATGAATTTAAATCATATATTATTTGTTTTGCTACTGATACAGGTATTCTAATTGTGTCTTGAGCAAAATTGTTAAATGGTATTAAACTTAATAAAACTATTAGTATGTATTTCATATATTAATATTTGTAACGTTGTTTAAAAAATGAATCTACTTCTGTTGGTGTGTATTTTTGGATATTATTTCTTATTAAATAATAATTATGTTGTATTTCAATAAATTTTATTGTTTCATTTTCTATACTTGTTTGTAATTTTTGAATACTATCTTTATATATATTTATGCTACTATCTTTTTGTATAATTAGTTGCTTATTTTTATTCATTTCCATATTTAAACTATCAACTATATGTTGTGATGTTTGTACTTGAGGAATTGTTTTTATATTTAATTTATTCGGGATAATAACACATAATAACCAAAATGTTATCATTGATAATAATATTATTAATATATTTTTTTTCATATTTATTTTATGTTTGCTATTTTTCTAAAACGATTTAATATTACTTCATCTAATGTATCTTCATCTTCATCTTCATTATCAATAATATCTTCATCATCATCAATATCAATTTCTTCTTCAGGTTCTTGTTTAGCAGAAGGTATACCTTTTTCATTTAATTTTCTTAACAAATCATTAAAAGCACGTAAAGTATTAGTAGCACCAAATTTATATCTTTCTAAATCATTTAATAGCTTAATATATAAATTATGATCTGTGTCTTTAACTATTTGTAATTCATTTGCTAATTCTTGTAATAATTTTTCATATGATTCATTAGCCCAATTTATAGAAGCTTGTGTTGTTTTTTTAAAATCACCACCACCTATATCATTTATATCTTCTTTAAGTTTACCTATTCTTGTTGATTTAGTTTTAGCTTTATTAATTAAAGCCTGTATTAATTTACTATTTTTATAAAACCATTCACCAGCTTTAGCACTTGTTGTTGTTGGAGATGGGAGAGTTCTATTTGGTTTTATAATTGGCTCAGGCTTATTTTCATGTTCTCCTTCGGGTTCTTCAAAGTATTTTGAAAATATTTTTTCAGGATTACCACCACCTACAAATAAATCTGTTTCATCTCCTGCATATTCTGTTCCATCACCTTCATCATTATCATCATCATTTATTTCTTCAGAAGGTAATTCTTCAGTATCATCATGTTTTATTGGTTGAGTTGTAGATTTAATTTTATTAGTTGATGTAGGACGATTTATTTTAACCATATCAGCTGCAGTTAAAATACCTTCTTTTTCTAAATCTAATAATAAACTGTATATTTGTGGTTGACCATTAACTCCTGGTAATTCTGCTGCTATTTTTCCACCTGTTAAATAACCATTTGGGGAATCTTTAATAGCTTGTATAATTAAAGGCACACGTTCTTTTTTCTTACCTACTAATGTTGAAATATATGCTGCTACTTTACTTTCATCTCCTACACTATATTTAGCAGCTTCATCTAATTCAGCTTCTTTTAATTTTTTACCACTTGTTGTAGTAGCTGATTTTATATTTGGATCATTACTAATAGAGGGGTCTTCATTATCAACATATGTAGTTCTGCCATTACTATCTGTAACCATTGTACCTTCTTCTAATATTTCATCAATGGCTTTATTTATAATTTCTAATAATTTAGATTTATTCATGTTTAATTGGTTATTTAGTATAAATATTAGCCTAGAGCAGAAACTATAGTATTTATTCTTTCTTCTGTTGTTCCTTTAACCTCTATAAGTTTTTTAGGTGGCCATGATTTTAGCATTTCTTTAATTGTATAATCAATTTTATTACGATATTCACTATCAATAGCACGAAGTCCATTATCTTCAATATCAACACCTTCAGGAGATACATATATTACGGCATCATATTCATTTGCTAAATTCATCATTAATATATGAAATTTTTCTTTTATTTCCCATTTAATAGATTTAGCACTAAATGTAAAAGCACAAACATCATATATTGTTCTATCTGTTATTATATTTTCTTTCATTAATTCTAAAGAACGTTCAGCAGCAAACACAATTTGCCCTTTTAATGTAGAATCAGTATTTAATGCAATACCTTGATCACGTAAATATTTACTACGTTCTGTTGCAAATTCATAATTTTTAAATTGTTCTAATTTAATTAACTCATTAACTAATGTGGTTTTACCACATGATACTGTACCTGTAAGTCCTAAGCGCATGTTTATATTATTCCTTCTTTTTTTAATTGCATGTATCTATTATATGAAACAAACTTACCACTAATTGGGTTCAAAAAAGTACGTTTACTCATTGGTAAATTTCGTTCATCTTGAGCTAATATTTCATCAGGATGTTTATAATTTTTTGGATATACAAATTCAACTTTAATAGGTCTCCCTACTATATCTGTATCATATGTCCAAATTTCTTTAACATTTAAATGATCTATATATTCGTTTGTAAATTTCATTATATAAAGATAAAAAGAGAACCTTGACGATCCTCTTTAAACTCTACTTTCAGCTTGTTTACCTGCTGCTGTTTTAAAAAAAGGTACTCCATTTACATCTGCCTTTTTTTCAAGCCATTCATCTTTAGTGTATTTAATACCAAATAAATAATATTCGGCTTTTCGCATGTTTCCCTCAGGAATATATGCAGCTCCATCCCAATTATGAAATATGTTTTTTCCGTTTAATGTAAGATAAAAAATAACAGTTTTGTCTTTTGTTTTTAATTGTTTTATTTCCATTGTTTTTTGTTGGAAGGTAATAAAGGGGATTTGTTAGTCCAAATTCTTTAATCCTTCTTTAAGAAATCATACCCCTGTCCTTTAATAGTACGTTCTTTTATTTCATCTAATACAGACTTATCACATACTGTTATAGATGGGTTTCCGTATCCTGACTCGATTGTTAGTATACACACATATGTATTACCTTCAAATACTAGACAATCTATTTCTCCTGTATTGTAATTGTTTAATGGTCCTTTAATATTGCAGTGATCTTTAAATCCTTCTGATAAGTCTCCTTCTTCAGGTGTATAGCTTCCTAGAGAAGATTTTTGGATGAATAATTCTATTTCTTGTGCTTCTTTTAAAATATTAGCTAATTTTTGAAAGCGTTTTGCTTCTGTGATAAATTGTTTTTTCATTTTAATTATTGTTTATGTTTGTTATAAATATATAGATAGTTC